GGATGGAGAACCGTCTGCGCCGTTGAATGGGAACCCTACGCAGCAAGCGTACTTGTCGCAAGACAAAATGACGGTTTTCTCCCGCCTTTCCCGATTTGGGATGACGTTCAAACCTTTGACGGAAAGCCGTGGAGAGGAATTGTTGACGTTGTATCTGGAGGGTTTCCCTGCCAAGACATCAGCGCCGCAGGAAAAGGCGCAGGAATCGACGGAGAACGAAGCGGAATGTGGAAAGAAATGGCAAGGATTATTGGCGAAGTTCGACCACGATTCGCATTTGTGGAGAACAGTCCAATGCTCGTTACTAGAGGACTTGAACGCGTCCTTGCAGACCTTACCGCAATGGGGTACGACAGTCGGTGGGGGGTTGTATCTGCTGCCGACGTTGGTGCAAACCATAAAAGAGAAAGAATCTGGATTGTGGCTTACTCCAAGCACTGTAGACATACCAATTCGTTCAGCAGAATCAATGGAAAAAAGGTTGGACTATCGGAAAAAGATCGGTCGCAATGGAGTGGGGGCAGGATGTCTATCAGAACAGGTGGAATGGTCGGGAGCGGGGAAGCCAGTGGGTTACATAACGAAAGAAAAATGGGGGACACCGAAAGCTCAAGATTCGCGTCATGCTTTGAGAGACAGGGGCAAGGGCAATTTGGGGGAACAAGTTTCGGGTCTGCACAATGGTGGGAAACTGAACCCAACGTGGGTAGAGTGGCTGATGGGGTGGCCGCTAGGGTGGACAGACTTAAAGCCATTGGAAACGGACAAGTCCCACTTTGTGCAGCAATAGCTTGGAAAACACTTATAAAAAACATTTGGGAAGATCAAAATGACTGAACCTGTGTACGAACTACACCCCAAAATGCTGCTTGATTCGGCGCTGAAATACGCCGAGCGCGGCTTTCGTGTGCTGCCATTACATAGCATCCGAAACAATGCCTGCACTTGCGGCAACAGTGTGTGCAAATCGCCGGGCAAACATCCGCTGACGCTACATGGGGCAAACGACGCAACGCTCGACCAAACGCGCATTCGTGGCTATTGGTCAGAATATCCATTCGCCAACATCGGCATTGCGATGGGCGATAACGACATCGTGGCGCTTGACGTAGACACGCGAAACAATGGGCACTTGTCGCTTGAGGCGCTCATTCAACAGCATGGCCCATTTCCCGACACCGCAGTGCAACGCACTGGCAACGGTTGGCACTACCTATTTCGCGTTGATCCACAAACCATCGCCAATGTGCGTGGGTTGCTCGCACAGGGCATTGACATCAAGGCTAACGGCTACATCGTGGCAGAGCCTAGCATCCACCACAGCGGTCGCAGGTACGCGTGGGATGAAGGCTTGGATGTATTACAGGGCTTCATTCCTGCCCGCGCGCCAGTGTGGTTAGAGCGTCTTATGGTTGAGCACATCGGCGAACGCACAGCCAGTGCGCCTAACCTACCGACCTTTACGCTGCCCAAACAATTAGCCGAAGCCGCCAACGCGCTTGAGCATTTAGATGCCAATGATTATCACCAGTGGATTGAAGCAGGCATGGCGCTACATGCCACAGGACTTGGTGACGCAGCCTATCAAGTGTGGGTGGAATGGTCGCAGGAATCTAATAAGTTCGACCACAAGGTGCAGCGCAGCAAGTGGATGAGCTTCGGGCGCGGTAAATCTGCGGTCACCATAAAAACCCTTTTTTCCCGCGCTCAAGCCGAAGGCTGGGTGAATCCTATGTCGATCAGCAAAACCACAGCGCCGACGGTTACGCCCACCACCGCTCAATTCACGGTAGAAACAGGCAATGAATTTGCACGCCGTTTTAAGCCACCACAATACGTTATAGACGGTTTATTGCTGCGAGGGTACCTGCATGGGTTAACTGGACTGTCGAACGCAGGAAAGACGGCTATAGGGCTTTCAATGGCAGGTTGCGTGGCGCTTGGTCGGTCATTTGGGCAGCACAAGACAGAACAGGCAAAAGTGCTGTTCCTAGCTGGCGAAAACCCCGAAGACATACGCCTGCGGGTGCGCGGTATGCAAAAGGCATGGTTTCTACCCGATGGATTTGCCGATCTCACGTTCGCCTTCGCGCGGTTTGATCTTGATGCCAATATGTCGCACCTTGAAGCACTGGCAGAACAACACGGCGGGTTTGGCTTGGTGATTGTGGATAGTTCTGCGGCTTTTTTTGCCGGTCAGGACGAAAATAGCAATACCGACATGGTCATGCACGCCATCAAACTGCGCCGCTTGACCGAACTAGCCGGTCGGCCTGCGGTGATGGTCTTGTGTCATCCAAGCAAATACGCCAGCGGTCACGATGCGCTGATGCCACGCGGCGGCTCGGCGTTTCTAAATGAGCTAGACGCGAACCTGACCGCTTTCAAAGATGGCGAAGTAGTGCAGTTAGGCTGGAATAAGGTACGCGGCCCCGCGTTTGATTTTATCGACATGAAACTTGAAGTGCACATCCATGATGGGATTAAGACCAATCTAGGCTCGGCGGTCACATCCATCGTTGCCACGGCGGTCGATGCGCGTACCACCGACCAACTACAGCGACAGCTAGAAGCAGACGAAAATATGTTGCTGCGCGTCATGTTTGATGAACCTAAATTGTCTTTACGCGATTATGCCGAGCGTTTGGGCTGGCACACAAAGACTGGCCAGCCGTACATTGGCAAGGTTCAGCGGCTTTTTAAAGACCTTGAAAAAGAAAAATTGGTACGCCGTTATCGCAAGCGTTTTGTGCTCACGGCAGCCGGAAAAAGGGCAAAAGATGAGGGCTAAGATGGGGGGTATTCTGTATCAACATATCTTTGATGTTTTTGGGTGATACAAAAAGTCGATAGATAGGGGGGTATGTTTTGGGGGTTTTTGTTGGAAAACATACATAAAAACACGCAGTTAGCGCGTTTTTGTATTTGATACGTATCACATCTTTTTGGACAAAAAAATACAAGATTTTGTATTTTATGGTCTTTCTTAAGGGATACGTATCACGATACAGTTGACCAAAAAACGGCGTGTTTGCGCGCCGTTTTTGATGGTCGGAAATTGAACGATTGAAAGGATTGATATGCGCCGAGCAGCAAAGGTAGATGGGAATCATTCTCAAATAGTGCAGGGGTTTAGGAATGCTGGTTGCTCTGTGTTGTCGCTCGCCGCAATTGGCAAAGGCGTACCCGACTTGCTAATTTCGTTTGGCGGTGTGACGTGGTTGGTGGAAGTCAAAATGCCTAAAGGTAAATTGACCGACGACCAAACGCGGTTTCTAACCGGCTGGACAGGATGCCACGCCATCGTCACCGATCAGGTCGGCGTTGAACACGTCGTGCAATCAATGCTCGCGCAATCAATGTCATTGACAAAAACATAAAAAGGTTCAGAATTCGATTGCATTTCCTTAAAAACAAGGAAAAATCTTGGAAAAATACGTTACAAACTTTCTTTTGGCGTTATTGCATAGCGGCACCAATACGCATCTCATGCACTGGGCAACTGATAGCTACGCCAAGCACGTTGCGCTCGGCACATATTATGATTCCATTATCGACTTGGTGGACGCATACGCCGAAGCCTACATGGGCAAGTACGGACAACTAAAAAAGTTTCCGTCCGAATATCACCAACACGATGACCCTGTGCGTTACCTTGTCTCAGTTAACAAATTTGTCGGTGATGTGCGCGGCAAACTACCGCAAGATTCCGAACTCAACCAACTTGTAGACAACATTCAAGAACTTTTGGACACAACAATTTACAAACTTAAATATCTTAAATAATGGCAGACCCCACAAAACTTGCCGCAGCATTACAGTTTTATTCAACTCAACAAGGAATTGATCCTTTTGGTTTGCGGCACAGCGGTGAGGGCGTAAAAGGCAAAGGCTATTTTGGCGCTTTGCCACACAAAGAAGGCGGCGTATCTACTGAGATTTCTGCGGAAAGCGACATCAACGGCAAAAACGTAGAACACCCATTGATTGTGCCAACACTTAGCGCAAGCGAAATTGAGCATTTATTGGCAGGCAACGAACCAACAGAATCTATTTACAAAAAAGCTACAGAACACGCAGCAAGCAGAATCGGCAAAGGTATGAACCCATTTGCACAACCTAACGAATTGCGTTATCCATTACCAAGAGAATAACCATGCCATCACACTCACCGGCACAAGCACGAATGATGGCTGCGGCAGCGCACAACCCCGAATTCGCAAAGAAAGTGGGCGTGCCAGTTGCCGTTGCGAAAGAGTTTAATCAAGCGGACAAAGGCAAACGATTGGCTGAAGCCATGAAAAAGATGTCTTATCGCAAATAGAGATAAAGAGCGACACAAAACGATGGCAAAAGGAATAAAGACCGGCGGTGGATCACGACAAGGCATTCCTAACAAAGCTACGCAGGATGTAAGGGCAGCCATTGCACTTATCGCACAACGCAATGTAGAGCGTTTTGAGGGCTGGATTAACCAAGTCGCTGAACAAGACCCCGCAAAAGCGGCTGATCTGTATTTGAAAGCAATCGAGTATCACATCCCTAAATTGGCGCGCACTGAGATGAGTGGGCCTGACGGAGCACCACAGGCAATGCACATCACATGGTCGGAACCAACAAAATAGTCCTGCCCTATGCGCCACGCTACGCGTTCATGCCATTCCATAACCGTACCGAACGCTGGGCGTGTTTGGTCGCGCATCGTCGCGCAGGCAAAACCGTCGCTGCAATCAACGACATCATCCGAGCAGCGATTATGAGCAAAGACAAAATGCCGTTGTTCGGTTACGTTGCTCCGTATCGCTCGCAAGCAAAATCCGTTGTTTGGGATTATCTCAAGCATTACGCACAGCCCATCATGGCTGACAGCAACGAAGCGGAACTGACCGTCACGCTGGTCAACGGCGCAAAAATTCGTTTGTTTGGTGCTGACAATGCAGACGGCATTCGCGGGTTAGGCTTTTCGGGCGTTTACTTGGATGAATACGGTGATTTCAAACCAAGCGTGTTTGGTAACGTTATCCGACCAGCGCTATCCGATAAGCAGGGCTGGTGCGTGTTTGGCGGTACGCCGAAAGGCAAGAATCAGTTTTGGTCGATCTACTCAACCGCACAACGCAGCAAGGGCGAATGGTTTCATCTGACACTGCCCGCCAGCAAGTCAGGACTGCTACCCGATAGCGAATTGGCAGCCGCGCGCGCACAGCTATCCGAAGATCAATATCTGCAAGAATACGAATGCTCATTTGAAGCGGCGATTCTCGGCGCGTTCTACGGCAAGGAATTGCGCGAGGCAGATGACGAAGGTCGCATCACTACAGTCGAATATCAGTTCGAGCTACCAGTGCACACCGCATGGGATTTGGGCTACCGCGATGACACGGCGATTTGGTTCTATCAAGTCATCGCAGGCGAAATCCACGTCATTGACTATTTCGCAGTATCAGGCGCAAACATCGCCGAACTTGCCGATGTCATCAAGTCAAAACCCTATAAGTATGGCAAGCACTATTTGCCGCACGACGCAAAAGCAAAGACGTTGGCAGCACAAGGCAAATCCATCATCGAACAACTTGCCGAGCATCTTGGCATCTCATCGCTCAAGATCGTGCCCGACCTGTCAGTGCAAGACGGTATTCAAGCCGTGCGGCAGATGTTACCGCGCGTGTGGTTTGATGCCGACAACTGTCACGAAGGCATTGAGGCGCTGCGTCAATACCAGCGCGAGTACGATGAGGATAAAAAAGCATTTAGACAAACGCCACGCCACGATTGGACATCTCACCCAGCAGACGCTTTCAGGATGCTCGCAATCGCGTGGCGTGCCGAACCAAAAGTTAAAGCACCCGATACAATTCGCCCGCTGATCGTCGGGCCGCAGAATACGGTCACACTAAACGATATGTGGGCAACCACCAAATCACAAAGGAGTAGCAGAATATGAGCGGCGTATCTTATCCCTATGCTTATGCATACGAAACCGTTGCAGCATCACAGACCGCGCAGGTCTTGGGCGGCACAGGTGCAGTCGGCGATTACTTGCATCGCATCGTTGTGACGGTTAGCACCGCGCTAACTGGCACTGTCACCATCTTGGATGGCTCAACATCTATTGCTGTTGTGCCTGCTAGCACAACGATTGGCGTTTATAGCATTGAGCTAAACATGCGCTCGGCTACCGGTGCGTGGAAAGTCACGACAGGCGCAGGTGTATCGGTTATCGGCGTGGGCATCTTCTCGGCATGATGAATAAGCCGGGGCTATACGCCAATATCTTAGCCAAGCAGGAGCGGATCAAACACGGTTCGGGCGAACGTATGCGTAAGCCCGGCGAACCGGGCGCACCGACCGCAAAAGCGTTCCGTGAATCAGCTAAGACAGTTAAACCGGAAAACAAGAAATGACAGCAGCATGGACACGCAGTGAAGGCAAGAACCCAAGCGGCGGTTTAAACGCCGAAGGGCGCGCGTCCTATCACCGCGAAACTGGTGGCACATTGAAACCGCCAGTGAAGTCGGGTGACAACCCACGCCGTGCGTCGTTCTTGGCTCGGATGGGCAACATGTCGGGGCCGATGGAAAAGAACGGTGAACCCACTCGCCTTGCACTTGCACTGCGTGCTTGGGGCGCGTCAAGCAAAGAAGATGCGCGAGCAAAAGCTAAAGCTATTTCTGCAAGGAATAAATGATGGAACAACAAAGCACAGGCGTGCAAAAGTGGATGAACGTCATCGCTCAGTACGACGGTGAGTTCAAGAAATGGGAAGCGCGTACACAAAAAATCATCAAGCGTTACCGCGATGATAATCGTTCCCAAAACACTAACGAAACGGCAAAGTTCAACATCCTGTGGTCAAACGTGCAGACGTTGATCCCCGCCGTTTACGCACGCCTACCAAAAGCCGATGTGTCGCGTCGCTTCGGTGACAATGACCCAATCGGTCGCGTGGCCTCGCAGCTAGTTGAGCGCGCGCTGGACTTTGAGATTGAGCATTACCCCGATTTCCGCGCCACGATGCGTCAATGCGTCGAAGATCGGTTTCTTGGTGGTCGCGGCGTGGCATGGGCGAGGTATGAGCCGCACGTTCGCGCGGTGGGCATTCCCGAAGATGGGTTAGAGATTACCGAAGATGTGGACACCGAGCCGCACGCTGAATCAGAAGATGGCAGCGCAGGTATGCCGCAAATGGCAGAGGAAATCGAATACGAATGCGCGCCGGTTGATTATGTGCATTGGAAGGATTTCGGTCATTCCATCGCACGCACATGGGAAGAAGTGACGTGCGTGTGGCGTTGGGTTTATATGACGAAGGACGCGCTGATCGAGCGATTCGGCGAAGAAAAAGCTAAAACTATCCCGCTTGATTCCGCGCCCGACACGCTCAAGCAATACGGTCAATCGACAAAAGAACACACGCGCGCAATGATTTGCGAACTGTGGGATAAAGAATCGGGCAAGGTGTATTGGTTAAGCAAGAACGCTCCGCAATACATTGACGTGCGCGATGATCCGTTGGGGCTTGAGGGCTTTTTCCCATGCGCTAAACCGCTGTATGCCACGATGACAAGCGACACGCTAGTGCCTGTGCCCGATTTTGTGCTGTATCAAGATCAGGCGGTCGAACTTGACATCCTGTCTGACCGCATTGATGGTTTGGTCAAGGCATTGCGCGTGCGCGGCGTTTACGATGCTAGTCAGCCAGCATTGCAGCGATTGTTGACCGAAGGCGAAAACAATGCGCTTATTCCTGTGGATAACTGGATGGCGTTTGGTGAAAAGGGCGGGCTAAAGGGCGCGATTGATTTGCTGCCAATTGACATGCTGGCTTCCACGCTCAATCAGTGCTACCAAGCGCGCGCAGATATCAAAAACCAAATCTACGAAATCACAGGACTATCGGACATCTTGCGCGGTGCGTCATTTGCCTCTGAAACCGCAACCGCACAGCAAATCAAAGGGCAGTTTGCGTCGCTGCGTCTAAAGGCCATGCAAGAGGATGTGGCGCTATTTGCGACCGAATTGCTACGTCTCAAGGCGCAAATCATTTGCACCAAGTTTCAGCCGCAAACGATTCTGTCTTACGCAGCTGCGGCGCAGATGGTGCCGCAAGATCAGCAAATGATCCCGCAGGCGCTTGAGCTAATCAAAGACCGTCCGTTGCGTAACTTCCGAATTGACGTTGCTGCCGATAGTTTGGTGCAGTTGGATGAAGCGCAAATGAAGCAGGATCGCGTTGAGTTCATCACCGCGTTTGGCGGGTTCTTGCGTGAAGCGCTGCCAGTGGCACAAGCATCGCCCGAAATTACGCCGATGCTGATTGAAGTGATGAAGTTTGGCGTAACCGCGTTCAAGCAATCCAAACCGATTGAAGGCGCGTTAGACGCGGCGCTCGATCAGTTGAAGGAAAAGCAACAGCAAGCCGCGATGAACCCGCAACCCAAACCCGATCCGGAAATGATGAAGCTACAGGCGCAGCAGCAATCCGATCAGATGCGCGTGCAGGCAGATGTGCAAGCAGCACAGGCAAAAGCGCAAATGGAAGCGCAACTGGCACAAGCAAAGATGCAGGCCGATGCTGCGATGAAGCAAATGGAATTGGACGCAGAGGCGCGGTTAGAAGCGCAAAAGCAACAGTTCGAAGCGCAGATGGCAGCGGAAAAACTTGCACGCGAAGAAGAATTCCAGCGTTGGAAAACGGAACTCGAAGCCGCGACAAAGGTCACGGTGGCGCGGATTTCGTCGAATCCGGGCGTGGATATACCGCTTGTCGAGGCCGCTACCGCAAGCGCCGAGCGCATGACACAGGAGCTTGGTGCGGGCGTGCAGAGTGCGCTAGAAGGCGTGGAAATGCTTCATAGAGGCATGGCTGATACCGCGCAGAAAATGGAAACGATGATGCAGGTGATGTCAGCGCCGAAACGGATTATTCGTGGGCCTGATGGCAAAGCAATCGGTGTTGAAATACAGACCCAATAATGAATGGTGGATGGGATACAGGCACTTGGGATTCGGCAACGTGGGATTACGTTCCCACGCTTATCGATCTTGACACGCACGATGGTGACAAGCTACGCGACCGCTTTAAGCGGGAAGCCGAAAACCGCGAAGCGAAGCGCCGCGAGCTTATTGCCGTTTACGAACGCATTGTTGAAGGCAAAGAAGATGTGCCCGAAATCGTCGAGCCGTTGCGCGAACACGGCATCACTAGCAAAGCCGAAATCCTTACAGGCACCACGTTTGACTATGACGCAATCATCTCGCAACTGCACGCAGCACAGCAGGTATGGGATAAACACATTGAAGCCGATGACGAGGACGTACTTTTACTGCTATGACTAGACGATCTTGGGTTTATATCAACGGTGAGGCGATTGAGAAAGGCGAATACGATGCCGAGCCAGCCGCGCACTATGTAATGAACGACATTCAACCGTACCAATCCATGATTGACGGTTCGATGATTACAAGCCGCAGCCGTCACCGCGAGCATTTGCAGGCACATGGCTGTATTGAAGTTGGCAACGAAAAGATGCAAAACAGTGCGCCCGCGCCTGTTGAGAGTC